GTTTGGGCTGGATCAGAATGAAAATATTTATGTATTAGATATAGTTCGTGAGCGTATGGACGCTATGGAGATCGTGGAGAAAATCATCGATCAGTACGAGCAGTGGAAACCGATAGCTACGGGTATAGAGCGCACGCATATGCAGATGGCGCTAGGCCCGTTTCTCAATAAACGTATCCGCGAACGGAAAGCGTACTCGTTATATATCCACGAGCAGTTACCGGGACGACGGGATAAAGAGTTAAGGGCGCGATCCATTCAGGGACGTATTCAGCAGGGGAAAGTGTTCTTCCCAAGACACGCGCCATGGCTACATACGCTCACGACTGAGATGTTGCAGTTCCCAGCGGGTACTCACGATGACCTATGTGACTGTTTAGCATATGCGGGTCTTTTACTCGAAGAACTCAGTGCCCCAGAAAAAAGGATTGACAAACCAGTAGTTTCGTGGAAAGATAAGCTTAATAGATATTCAAGTTCATTTGGTGGACGTAAATCAGCGATGACTGCATAGGAGATATAGAATGACAATTCTAGTGTATATAACCGGGGAACCAATTATATTTAATGATCGTACCGAACTTGTTCAGTACGCGATGCGTGAAGGTTTCGATGTTAACGAGGTTCTCGGTTTAGCTCAAGAAGTTAGCCTCCCAGAAGCTGAAGCACGTGTCAAATCGTGGGAGGATGGTGAACCATATGTAAAGCCTAGTGCAGAAGCTGAGGCGATGGATATGCGGTGGCAGCGAATTATAGACCAATCACAAGGAGACCAACAAGCTCGGTTTGGCTCGATCCCGCAGCCAGTAACTGAATCACTCCGGCAGCCAGTAACTGAACCACTCCGGCAGCCAGTAACTGAATCACTCCGGCAGCCAGTAACTGAATCACTCCCACAGACAAATTATATTAATGCAGAGAGGGTACCCTTTTATAAGGATTTTGATAGTGCCGAGGATTTATATAAGCATAATCTAGCCTTACAGCAGCAGTCTGATCTAGCTCAGCTAGATAGCGATATAGCTACAGAGATAGCTATAGAGTCACAAAGACTAAGCCGTCAGCAGGCAGCGCAGGAGCAGCGGGCAAAGCTAAAGGAGCAGAACCCCGCCATTGAGTATCAAGCTGCCTTACGCGAGCTAGCTGATTTGTATCCTGACGGCGGACCTGAATACTCAGAGGCATACGCGGAACTTTCAGACGCGTACCAGACTGAAGTGTACGGGTCCCCGAGATCTGTCGACCCTGGTCTAGGTAGTCCAGCCTACGAAGCGGGGAAACTCGCAAGTCAAGTTGTGGGTGCGCCCGGAAAACTCGTGGAGGGGATCCCTGGCGTCCTAGGTAAAGTCAAGGACGAAATTTATAACTCTAAGCTCATTGAGGACTTTGGTAGTGGATATTCAGGGGAGCCAGCAGCGCCAATAGTGGCGGAACAGCCAGTAGCGCCAGTAGAGGTAAAGGTAAATGATTATGGTATTGATATAAACGACCCCAACACTCCTACTTTTGCTGAGCAAACAGGGGAGCTACCGCCAGCACAGAAGCGGTTATCAGCCGATGCAGAACAGGAAATTATAGATCGAGAAATACGTGGAATGAGGTTAGGTACGATACCGCAAGATATCGCACCAGCAATACAAGATATCGCACCAGCACCAAGACTTACTTCAGAGTATGAGACTAAAGGACCTATTGTTATACCGGAGCCGAAGCAACAGTTAGGAAAACTTTTACCAGTAGCACCAGCACGAGATTTTAATGATGGTACATATGTACGGGATAGTCAAGGTGAACTAGTAAGATCGGGTTTCGATGGCTATGCACGGACCACGAATTATGACAACCCTGTTAAGGAAGCTTGGGAATTCTAAGTATGAAAGATGAACGTAAGATAGCACAATATAACTATCAGCGATATACGCGAGCGCGTGATGCTGGGCACTTAGATTATGTGGATATCGCACGGAAGTGTGACGCGTTCTATACGGGTGAACAATGGGAAAAGAAAGATATAGATAAACTTAACGCGCAGGGAAAACCAGCGTTAACGATTAATACTATCCTTACCACAGTTAATACTGTATTAGGGGAACAGGCACGTTCTAGAGGTGAGATTAGTTTTAAGCCTAGGAGAGGTGCTACGCAGGAAACAGCTGACACCCTCACTAAGTTAGCGATGCAGATCGGAGATAACAATAAACTTGATTGGGTTGAGTCGTCTATATTTGCTGATGGACTTATCCAAGATCGTGGGTACTACGATATACGTATAGACTTCGACGATCATATTGAGGGAGAGATTAAGATTAAATCTCTTGATCCATTAGATGTAGTACTTGATCCAGATGCTAAGGAATACGATCCAGCTACTTGGAACGAAGTGTTTACTACTAGATGGCTTAGCCTCGATGAAGTAGAGATGACGTATGGTAAGAAAGCGGCTAAAGATCTTAGGAACGTTGTAGCATCACGTTCGGAGTTTGGGGAAGATACTATTGTATTTGAAGACCGGAACTTTGGGCAGCCAAATGATTTTGATACCTACGTAGATGAAGAGGCTAATCGTTCTATCCGTATGGTACGTATTATTGAGCGCCAGCACCGTAAGATCCATATGGCGTGGCATTTCATTAACCCTGAGACCGGTGATACACGCCAGGTCCCAGAGGGTAAGGATATGAAGCGTATAAAGTACTTCGCCGAGGTGAACGGGTTAATGCTGAAGAAAAAACCTATTCGGCAGATACGATGGACAGTAAGTGCTGATAACGTAGTACTACACGATGACTGGTCACCGTATGAGAGTTTTACTGTTATACCGTTCTTCCCGTACTTTAGACGTGGTAAGCCATTTGGTATGGTTCGTAACCTTATATCGCCACAAGAACAGTTAAATAAAGTATCGAGCCAAGAGTTACACGTAGTTAATAGTGCTGCGAACTCCGGTTGGGTTGTTGAGCGCGGATCGTTAGCTAATATGACTGTTGGTGAGTTAGAGACCCGTGGGGCTGAGACTGGACTTGTAATCGAAGTTAATAAGGGTTCACAAGAGCCTACTAAGATACAAGCTAACCAAATCCCATCAGGGCTTGATCGCATATCAGCAAAAGCGGCAAACAATATTAAAGAGATTTCCGGTATATCTGACGCTATGTTGGGGCAGAGTCCGGCAGAGGTTTCAGGTGTAGCACTTGAGGCGAAGACTCAGCGTGGATCGGTTCAGATCCAAACACTGATTGATAACTTGGCCCGTACTAGACACTTCCTTGCTGAGAATATGTTACAGCTTATACAACGGTTCTATAATGAGCACCGCGTGATACAGATTACCCGTGGTAATATGGCACACCCTGAACAACAGGGGGAAGCGATTAGTATTAATGCCCCAGATCCGGCTACAGGTGAGATTATTAATAATCTTACTATAGGCGAGTACGATGTGGTTATTAGTAATCAGCCTGCACGCGATACATTTGATGAGTCACAGTTCGCAGAGGCGTTGAACCTCCGTACTGCAGGTGTTATGATCCCTGATGATGCTATTATTGAGTACTCACATCTGTCACAGAAATCGAATCTGGC